ACCGAGACGATCCTGAAGAACGTCATGCAGAAGGTTTGGGCCGAGGGCGGCTCGCTCGACATGATTATGGTCGGCCCGAAGCAGAAGACGGTTGCCTCTGGCTTCGCCGGTATCGCTGAAGTCCGCAAGGAAATCTCGGGCGATAAGCAGGCCACCATCATCGGCGCCGCTGACGTTTACGTCGGTGACTTCGGCACGGTGCATTTCGTACCGAACCGCTTCATGCCGGCTGATCTGGCCTACGTCGTTGACCCGGAATACGCCGAGGTAGATTACCTCCGCGACTTCCAGACCAGCGATCTCGCCAAGACCGGCGATAGCGCCCGCAAGATGATCCTTGTGGAATTTGGCCTCAAGGTGAAGACCGAAAAGGCCCACGGCGTCGCCCGCGACCTTCTCTAGTCGCTGACAATCACTGACAGGCAGGGGTGGACTCTGCCTGTCACCTTGTTTCGGGAACACAAAATGCTTGCTCAGAGCCCAATTTTCTCCCCCGTCCTCGCCGCGCTTCTCTCGCTTGGCTCTGCCCCGCCGCAGCAGGACGTGATTGTCAAGGCGCTGGCAACTCGTGTCTACGGCCCCGGCTACAACAGCGGCGCCGCTCCGCTGACAGGCGACGGCACGCAGAAAACCTACTCTTCTACGACTTCTGTCAATCTCTCTGGCGCCCCGATCTCGACGTGCTCTCTCGTGCTTCAGGGCTGGACCCTCCGCACCGTGGGCTTCACCGACACGGGCAACGATTTCACCGTGCAAGGCACGATCGAGTATCCCGTTGGCACGACTGTCGGCACGATCGCGGCGACCAACGTTGCCAATGGCACCAACACCGAAACGGCTGACATCGTGCTTTCCACGCCGATCCCGGTCGGAGCGACGTTTGCTGTCAAGCTCAACTCGACCATCGCCAATGGCCTGAAGTACATCACCAACCTCGGCTACGCAGGCGTGCGCAACCACGCCCTCGCCTCCTCGCTTGTCAAGGTCCGCATGGGCGGCTTCGGCGACAGCATCATGACGAACAACAACGGCGCGATCATGAACGCGTCCACCAGCCGCGTGCCCTGCTACCTCAACAGCATCATTGGCACGCTGGCCCGCGACTACGGCGACAACATCGCAACCCATTTCGCCCGTCAGGCTGATCTTGTCAGCAAGCTCGGGCTCACGCACGTATTCTCCAACTTCGGCACCAACGATATCGGCGCCGCTATCACCCTCCCAACCCTACAAGGCTACCTGACAACCCTCCGTGACGCCGTGCGCGCCGCTGGCGCCAAGTGGGTTCAAATGACCCTGACGCCACGCGTCTCGGGCACGGTTGTCAACACGCCTGTCACTTCCCTGACCTCCTCGGGCAATTCGATGTTCGCTGTGGTCGCCAACGCGTCGCTTTTCCACGTCGGCAAGGTCTACGGCATCGTTGGCGCCAATGAGACCGAATACAACGGCTCGGCTGTCTGCACGGCTGTCAATACCAGCACCAACACTGTCACGCTCCTTTTCGAAGGCTCCGCGACCGCCACCGCGACGGGTACGATCAACATCACGCCTTGGCGCGTATCGAGCACCGTCGAGTTTCAGCCTGCCGTCGGCCGTTACGAGCCGGGCGCAAGCTCCGATCGCGGCCTTCACAATGCTTGGATCAGGAGCGGCGTTTTCGATGGCTTCATTGATTGGGGCGACGCGACCGAGCCTTCCCGCGACGCTGGCCGTTGGAAGGTGGAAGGCGAAGACGCGCTTCTGCCGACCGTGCAGCTTGTCACTGTCAGCAGCGTTATCAACACCTCGCGCTTCAACTCGAATTACGATCGTGGCTCTTCGACCATCCCCAACGGTTTCGTCCTGCCGCTGACAGGCGCCAACATCGGTGTCGTCAAGAGCGGTAACGGCAACACCAACGGCGATATCACTGTCACGGCCGCATGGGCGAACGCGCAGCAGGTCGGCGACCAATACTACGCCGTGCCGGGTGTCTCGTACGTTTCCGACGACGGTCTTCACCCGCGCGTATCGGCCGGGAACAAGGGCGGTCAAATGCTGCTCGACAACGCCGTAACCGCTTGGCTCAACACCGCCCTCGCTTAATCAGGAGCTAACAGAATGATCGAAACAGGCACCATCACCGCAAACGGCCAGAAGTCGAACCCGATCGTTGGGAAGAAGGTCTACGTTGACCTGACTTTCGCAGGCGTCGCGACCGTCGCTGTCGAGTGGCAGCTTGACGGCACCAACTGGCGCAAGATCGCTGACAAGACGGCAAGCGAGCAGTTTGTCATCGACGCTGGCGGCATCCCCGTGCGCCTGAATTGCACGGCCTTCACGAACAACGTCACCTACGCCCTGAAGGTCGTCTAATCATGAAGAAGCTCCTCTCCCACGACGCCATGACAGGCATTTCGAAGGTCTTCCACTACGACCCGAGCGTAGACGAGAAGAACTTCGTCATCGAGACCGTGCAGGACACAACCGCGATCGTTGAAGCCAACAAGGCGGAGTTTCAGAACTCCGCCGCCATCGGCAAGAGCGGCAAAGAGACAATGGTGAAGGTCGCCTCGATCCCGCTGACCGTCTATTTCGAGCTCAAAAAGAAGGGCCTGACAAAAGACCCTGTAGCGATGAAACGCTGGCTCAATGACCCTGACAACCGCTTCTTCCGCACCCGTGAAGGGAACGTCTAATGTCATTCGAGAACTTTGGCGCGCTGACAGTCGAGATCGCCGATTGGCTTAACCGTGAGGATTTGGCCGCTCGCATTCCGTCGTTTGTCAGGCTGCTTGAAGCTCGTGTCAGCCGCGAGCTCCGCACGCATGACATGGTGAAGCGCGCCACGGCGACCATTGACGACGACTATTTCGTGGTTCCCGCCGACTGGCGCGAGACGATCGGGCTCTTCCGCACGAACGATCCCGAGCCGCTGGAGTTTGTCAGCATCGCCCGTGCGCTGGAGCTCCGCCGCACCTTCCGCGCTGGCGGTCAGGTGCCGAAGTTCTATACGCACATGGACGGCAAGTTCTTCCTGATCCCGGCGCCGACGGGCAGCACTGACGTTGAGTTGATCTATCGCGGCTCTGTCCCCGCGCTGTCAGGAAATACCAGCACGAATTGGCTCCTCCTGAAGAGCCCCGACCTCTACCTGTACGGCTCGCTCGCAGCCGCCGAACCATATCTGAAGAACGATGAACGTCTGCCCATGTGGAAGGCGCTCGCCGATGAAATCCTCATGAAGATGCAGTTGGAAGCTGACCGCGCATCGTTCCCGCAAGGCAAGCTGTCAGCCAAATTCAAAACGTTTGGCTAGTCGCTTGTGATTTACACAACTTGATTGAGAGAGACACATGGCAAGCTTCACAGACTATCTTGAAAACAAAATCCTCCGCCACGTCTTCGGCGCAGCGGCTTACACCGCGCCCGCAACGCTCTACGTGGCCCTGTTCAACACGCCGACCGATGATACGGGCGCAGGCGGCGAAGTCGCCGCTGGCAACGGCTATGCGCGCGTTCCTGTCGCCTTCACCGTTACGGGCAGCGTCGCCAGCAACAGCGCGGAAGTCGCGTTTCCTGTCGCGAGTGGCCCCGGTTGGGGCACGGTCACTTATGGCGCGATCTTTGACGCGGCGACGGGCGGCAACATGCTCGCGCAGGGCGCTCTTGCCTATCCGAAGGAAATCGCGGCTGGCGATGTCTACTACCTGCCGATCGGCAACCTGACGATCTCGCTGGATTAAGCCGATGGCTGTCAGCAACACCCTCGCGGCTAATCGCGGCGCCGTGCCGAGCACGGTTTTCAACCTCACGGGAACCTTTACCGGGAGGCGGCACCACTACGCCCACCCGGCAGGCGATATCAGCGACCTCAAGACCGTTGACGTGGCCTACTTTTTCAGCCCCGGTGCGCTGACAAACACGTCGGTTCTCAAGATCAAGCGCTACATCGAGTACCCTGCTGGAGTCTTCTATCAGGTCACTTGGGGCGGCGCGACTTCTATCACCATCCAGCCGGGCGATCAGGTTGTCAGCGATCCCGTGGCCGGGCTCACGATCCCCAAGGGTGCGAAGTTTTGGGAGCGCACTGTCAGCCTCCAGACGACGCAATTCTTCCCGATGATCCTGACACCCGCCGCGTCTACGGCGCTCGGGATTGACGACGGCCTCGGCGGCGGCGATCTCGGCAACGGCGGCGTCGTGGCCCCTGCAACGGGGAACGCGACTTTCGGCTCTGTCGCGATCTTCGGCACTGTCAACGCTCTCCCCGGCGCGGTGAAGGGCTTCGCGCTCCTCGGCGACTTCCTTACATTCGGCTCGGGCGATGACAGCGGCGTAGGCGCAAAGGGCGGCTCGGGCTGGCTTGCCCGCCTGCTTGACAAGCCGGGTTATCCGTACCTCAACACCGCTATTGGCACGCAGTCCGCTCAGCAGTTCATGTTCCAGTTGGGCAAGGTCAACTCGCTCCTCGGGCTCTTTGGCTTCACCGATGTTGTCGTGAGCTTCGGTTCCGAGGATTTGCGGACGGGCGGCGCTACCAGCGATATCCTGAACCTCTTCAACAACATATTCACTCAGCCGAATATCGCGGGCAAGTACATCTGGCATACGACGATCGGCCCCTACACAACGAGCACGGACAGTTGGGCGACGGTCGCTAACCAGACGGCGCGCACCGATGGCACCCTCTCGCAACTGACAAGCCTCAACGCCCTGATCCGTGCTAAGCGGCCGGGTGTGAGCGACGTTCTCGACCTCGCCGACGCGGCCATGTCAGCGCGTGACAGCCTCAAGCACGTCGCGCCCCCGGCAGGCACAACGAGCGGCCGCGCTTTCAACTCGACCCGTGCCGATTACGTGGCCACGCGCCTGTTGGGCAAGCTGATCGCCGACCGCTTCGACATGTCAGCCAACAGCGGCATCGCTACAGACGGTCGGATCAAATCTCAGGCGCTCGCGTCGTGGGCCTCGCAGTCAAATGTCGGCTTCGCGGCTCTCGTTAAGAGCGCTCTGCGCCTCAACCTGTCTGGCGAAGCTGACATGACCTTCGCCGTTCGCGGTCTTTGGAACTCGATCCCTGACAACACTTCAATCTGGACGGAGGTTAAGCCCTAATGGCTGACGCATTTACTACCAATTTCAACCTCACGAAGCCCGAGGAGGGTTTCAGCGTTGACACATGGGGCGGCAAGCTCAATGACAACTCCGACCTGATTGACTCGATCCTCCGCATGATCGTGCCAACGGGTGCGATCTTCCCCTATGGCGGCGACACGGCCCCGAGTGGCTTCCGCATGTGCGACGGCGGCTTGTCCTCGCGCACGACCGATGCGGGCCTTTTCACTGTCATCGGCACGAAGTTCGGCGCTGGCGACGGCACCACGACGTTTGCTCGCCCCGACCTTCGCGGCCAGTTCCTTCGCGGTGTTGACGGCGGTCGCGGTGTCGATCCGAGCCGCGTAATCGGCTCGACGCAGGCTGACAGCATCAAGGCTCACAACCACACGGGCACCACGGCAGCGGGCGGCGGGCACACCCACACGGGCGCGACCGACGTGCAGGGTTCGCACACTCACACGGTAGCCGCCAACGGCGGCACCGACGTACAGGGCAACCACGTCCACGCTCTCCGCGACGGCTCGGGCGGCTCTGACACGAACTCGATCACCCGCAACAACCTGTCAGGTCAGGACAACCCTGCGGGCTGGTTCCTCAGTGCTGCGATCATGGACTACGCGGGCGCCCACGCACACAATGTTTCTGTCAGCGGCACGGCTTACGCGGCCGGTGCCCACGCTCACAACGTCACGATCAACGCGGCTGCGGACCACACCCATACCTTCACGACGGCCAACACTGGCGGCGCTGAAACGAGGCCGACTAACGTTGCTGTCAACTTCATTATTCGTCTCTAACTGCTTGTGTTTTACACAATCGATTTCTGGTAGGACAATTCCATGAAGCAGAATTATGAACCATCCCTTGCCATCACCCTGAAGTGGGAAGGCGGCGACGTAAACCACCCGGACGATCCGGGTGGTAAAACTCGTTGGGGCGTCACGCAGGCGCGCTATGACGAGTATCGTGTCAAGCGCCATGCCGCGAAGCGGTCTGTCTTCCAGATGACCCGCGACGAAATGCTTGACATCTACCGCACCTATTGGGACGCGGTGAAGGGTGACACGCTCGCCTCGGGCGTCGATCTCGCGACGTGGGATTTCGGTGTCAACTCCGGCCCCTCCCGTGCGTGGAAAACGCTGACAACCGTCCTCGGCGGCACCGACGTACAGACCATTCAGAAGCTCTCCGCCAAGCGCCTTTCGTTCATGAAGGGCCTGACGATCTTCAAGACGTTCGGCAAGGGCTGGTCGGCCCGTGTCGCTGACATCGAAGCCCGTGCTGTCAAGATGGCGCTCGCTGGCACCACTACCGTCCGCTCTTCGCTCATGACGGAAGCCCTCAAGGCTGACGCGAGCGCCAAGAAGAAATCCAATGCCACCAAGGCGACCGGCTCCGCCAGCGCTGCCAGCGCTGTCAGCACCAACGGCGTCGATCAGTATCTTGCTTGGGGTCTCCTCGGGCTGGCTGTCATCGGTGTAGGCGTCGCCATCTACTTCGCCCTCAAGTCCAAGCACGACAAGGAACGCGCCGAGGCTTACACCCGTGTCGCGGAGGAGGCATAATGCCGATAGCGGTTCTCCTCCCGATCCTCGCCGAGATCGGCGCACCGATCCTCAAGAAGCTCCTGACAGACACTCTCCCTGACGGTCTCGCAAAAGACCTGTCAGGCCAGGTTCTTGACACGATCGCTGGCAAGCTCGGCGTCGAGCCGTCGGCCGAGGCGATCAAGAATTGTCACGACTCCAACCCCGACGCCGTGGCGAACGCTGTCAAGGAAACCGAGGCCGAAATGAGCTCGCTGCTCGTGCAGGGCCGCGACGGCATGATCGCCCGCGAAGACGCTAAGGGCTGGTTCTGGAATGCTTGGCGCCCGGCAATGTCTTGGCTCCTGATTTGGATGTGGGGCTGGAATACCACGCTCCTGCCGCTCCTCAACGCGGCCTTCCGCTCGACCCTCCCGGCCGTGCCCTACGACACGCTGATTTCGTTCTGCGGAATTTGGCTCGTCATCTACGGCGGCGGTCACACTCTTAAAAGCGTATTTGGAAAGGCTGTCTGATGCCCGAGGATTACACTGGCCTGCACGAGCGCGTTGTCACGCTGGAGCATTGGCGCATCCAGCTTGATATCGCGAACGCTCGCGCCGAGGAGCAGCGTAAGCACCTCGATCAGCGCTTCAACGACCTTGACAAGAAGGTCGATACGATGAGCACGAACCTCGATCGCAAAGTCACGGGCATCAATGACAGCCTGACATGGATTGTCAGGATCGTGCTTGGCTTTGTCGTTCTCGCCGTGCTGACCATCGCCCTGAAGAATGGCGTCACCATTCCGGGGGCGCTGAAGTAATGGCAAACGATCTCCTCCCCGTTCAAATTCCTCCCGGTGTCGTCAGGGGCGCAACCCCTCTCGACGCCAAAGGCCGTTGGTGGGATACGAACCTCGTTCGCTGGAGGAACGGGGTTCTTGAGCCCATTCGTGGCTGGTCGAAAATCCACAAGACGGCGTTTGCTGATCGCGTTCGCAAGCTCGATGTCTGGCGCGCGAATGACAACACCCGCTTCATGATGACGGCGACTGACAAGAAGCTCTTCACCAACTACGACGGCGACTTCGTTGACGTAACCCCTGCGGGTTTGGTCACGAGCTTGCCCGCCGCTGCTTACACTGGCTTCGGTGTCGGCGAGTTTGGTGATGAGGCATTTGGTACGGCCCGCTCCCTGCCTTCCTTCAACATGCAGATCACCGCCCCATACTGGACACTTGCCCGTTGGGGTGAAGACATGCTTTCGGTCCTCTCGGCTGATGGCAAGCTCTATCAGTACGACGTGACCAACGCGAACAACCCGTTTGCGGTTGTCGCTGGCGCCCCGGTCGGTAACGCCGCCGTGCATGTGACTGCGGAAAGGCACGCGATGCTTCTCCAAGTCGGCGGCAATCCACGTCGCGTAGGCTGGAGCTCGCGCGAGAACAACGCCGATTGGAACTTCTCAAGCACGACCAACACAGCAGGCTATCTCGATCTCGAAACGTCCACGCCGCTCCTGAAGGCGATCGACAGCCGTGCGGGAACATTGGTCTTCTCGTCTTCTGACGTGTTCCTTATGCAGTATGTCGGCCTCCCCTACATCTACGGTCGCCAGTGGCTCGGCAAGTCCCG